CCCGCGCGATCACCTGCGTATTTAACATAAGCGGGAGCCTCCTAACGCTATTGCATTAGGTAGCTGAAACGCTATTGTAGTAACGTTACCGTTAAATACTGAGCAAATACGCGAAAACATGGTCATTTGCTTTTGCTTTTGCTCTTAGGGATGAGCTTATTGACAGTTTCTTTTGATGGAATGGATATGGTATTAACACGCTCATTGAGCTTACGTTGTAATGCAATCTCCTCTCCACGATTAAGAATGTGAACAACTCGACTGATACCACAGCCCATCAGCTTTCCAATCTCACGATAGGTTAGTCCCTCTTGTCGTTTGCGATATGCTTTCTCGCAATCATAGAGACCAATCCAACGCGATACGTCTTCGTCATCGTCGAGTCCTTCGATCTTGTCAGGATACTTGATCCAACCTCTAGCGACAGCATCAAGCACAAGCTTTGGTGCTTCACGCAACAGCGTTAGCTTAGCTTGTGACTCAAGCAGGTCGTCATCTTCAATCTCTCCCTCTTGCACTTTGCGACACAGATACTTCTGAGTTCCTCCCATATTACTTAGCGGCTTTCTCTTCTAATGCTTCAAGCTGGTTATGTAGATCAACAATGGTGTTGTTGGCTATTGCTAACTTGACTTCTAGCTTACGAGCTAACACAAAGACAACTGATAGAACCATCGGGTCATAGTGCCTTCGGAGACGCTCGATCTCGGCATCGCAAAGCGGAGTGGTTGACTGCGTGTCTTGGAAGAACTCTTCGGCTGGTGTCATGGCTCAAAATGGTTTTTGGTTGGTCAGAACGGAATGTCATCCTCAGGTCCAAGCGGATCGTTAGCTGATACCTTCTTCTGTTGTGATTGTGGTCGTTGATCTAAGTCACTGTAGTTACCGAGTATAGCTCCCTTCTTACCTTCTTGTCTGGCTTGCTTAGAGATAGACTGTACTATCATACCGTCGTTGCCGTATTGATCGCGTCCAGCTTTGTTAGCTATCAATGCAATATCCAAATACGTTCCAGACTTACCTTTGAACAAATAGGTCTTGTCGATCTTCGTAACGTCAATCTTGCCGGTTAACATGGTGTTTGTGGTGTTTGATTGCTACCGTGGGTTAGTCTCTCAGGTTGTTTAGGCTGTTGCAACTCTTGTTTAGAGTTTCTTTTAACTATCGAAGTCTGCGTCAGAGAATCGGCAGAACTCTCCGTTGTAGTGTAGTTTCACGATTCCGCACTCACCATCGCGCTGTTTGGCGACTACGATGGACGCTTCGCCTCTGGCTTCTCTCCGGTCTCGATCTAAGAGCATGACTAGATCGGCATCTCGCTCGATTTGACCGGAGTCGGCTAGATCGGTGAGTCTTGGTTGCCTCCCCTTATCCTTCTCGTTCTCGCGGTTCAATTGAGCCAAACACAACATTGCAACTCCGGTCTGGACCGCAATGTCTTTAAGCTTGCCGCTGACCTCTGCGACCTCATAAGTGCGCTTTTCGGCTTTGTCGGCAGCTTTGATCTTCTGGAGGTAATCCACGATCACCAGCTTGACTCCATGCTTTCTAACCGCTCGACGGACGTTTGCGGTGATGGATGCAATGCTCTGAGAACTTGATCCATCTAAGAACCACAACGGAGCCGCTGAGATCTTGCTGGTTGCGGTACTCATCGAGCGCATATCCCCCTCGGTGAGGTTTCCGCTTTTCAAGTTCTGCATGGAGACACTTCCAATAGACGCGACAGAACGACGGAAGATCGCCTCCTTCGACATCTCAAGCGAGATGAACAGCGTCGGGACTTTAGCTCTTACCGCTGCGGCTTCGGCTATGGCTATGGCTATGGCTGTCTTACCAATCGAAGGTCTAGCCGCAATGATTGCCATCTCGCGGTACTGGAGACCGTCAGTCATTTTGTCCAAATGGAAGAAGCCAGAGGTCACTCCGCTCAATGCACCTTTGCGAGAGAACCTTTCCTGCATCTGGTCGATAAACGATCCTCCAACTTGCTTTGAGGTTGAGAGTGTCTCGCGGGATAGCTCAATGCTGAGTCCTGCTTCGGCATTAGAGACGATTTGATCCGGCTGGAGGGTGGTGACAGCGGACTCGCGTATCAAGCGATCTCCAGCGGCTCGTAGCTGGCGACGGTGAGCGGCTTCGATGATTCCCTTAGCATAGCTCGGCAGGTTGGCTGGTGATGGACAAACTTCCATCGCTCGGTTCCAGTCTTCAAACGGGATTGACTGGTTGCCGTTGAGCTTCTTCCACTCCTTCCCAAGCTCTTGGATCGTAGGAGTGCGGTTCTGTGAGACCAGCGAGCGAATTGTCTCGTAGGTATCGCGGAGCGAATCAGTCTCGATCCACTCGCTTTTGACATCAGCGAATGCATCGGAACAAGTGTCGATTGATCCAGTGAGACAAGCTCCGATAAGTCCAAACTCATCGTCTTGAGCGAAGAAAGCGTCGTTCACAGCGAATCCCTCCAGTCAATTTCCTTCTTGGGTCCAGATTGAATTGGAAGGGATTGTTGCTGGTTAGACTTCGGGAAAATCCCTTTCCAACCTGAAGCAATCGAATGCTCAACGACACTTGGAAGCTCCGCAGCGGTGAACTCTTTTGACCACTTGGTCAGTGCTGCCGTAAGTCCAATCTTCTTGTAGCCTTCTTTGCGCTCAGATTTGTACTGAAGCCAGAGCTTAACGGCTTGAAGACAGTTCTCTGTCTGAAAGCTGTCTGGAAGCTCAATCCCAAAGCCAACATCCCACGGCGACTTTGGAGCCGCTGTATCTTTCTTTTTAGGAGTAGGAGAAGGAGATGGAGAGTTGACTTCCGGTTGCAACCGAATTTCAACCACGGTTGAACCGCTGTTGGATTCCGGTTGGGTATCCGGTTGAACCGCTGTTGACGCAAGCTTTCTCGATTCTGCGGATTTACGGCCTTTTTCAGACTGTTGTTGCAAGAATCGGTCCCTCTCGCTTCTAACTGCTTCGAGTCTTTGATTCCTAAGCAACCCATCTTCGCACAACCGGAACTTAGCCAGTACGTCAACCGAGACGCAACCACCGGTCAACCGCTGTTGCTTTTCGGTTTCAACCGGAATTGAACCACGGTTCCATTGATGGCAGAGAAGCCGGATGAATTGACCAACCTCTTCTTGGGACATTTCCAGCGTACCAGCTAGAAAGTCGTCAGCGTAGAACTGAAACGCTGGAGCCTTACGGGTTTTCTTGTCTTCGTTCATAGGTCTTTAATTAGGGTTTTCCAAGCAATCATCATTGCTGCTGGTACTTGTCCGTTGCCGATTGCTTTAAGTCGTTTGGACCTATTGGGAACGACAACTTCCACCTTAGAATCTCTGTGTATGAGATCGGTTCTAGACTCGTCCAATCTTGCGGCCAACCCATCAACCACTCGACCCACGTTGGGTTCAGTTTGCCACCAACGAGAGAAGCCAGAGTTGGTGTTTTTCGATTGCGCTCTGCTGGATAATTTCCCTCCTTCGCGTTGTGCGCTGTTGGTGTAGGCCACATTCTCCTGCCAATTACTGTTTCCAAGTTCTGGTTGCGTTTGCTGCTCCAAGCTGATTCTGGAGTGATCGTTGCAGCCATTGCTGAACAGCTTCTTGGTGTCGGCCATTTTTCCAGCGATCCAAATTCTGTCTCTCTGGTGATTGGCTCCTGCGTGATGCGCTCCCACAATACCCCATCGGCAATCATACCCCAGCGCGGAAAGGTCACCGATAACGGTTCCAAGTCCTCTGACCACAAGCAGCGGTGAGTTTTCCACGAAGACGTACTCAGGTCGTACCTCACCGATAACTCGCGCCATTTGCTTCCATAATCCGCTTTTCTCACCGGCAATCCCCCCCCCCCGTCCAGCGGACGAGATGTCTTGGCATGGGAATCCACCGCTGACGATATCAATTGAGCCTCTCCACTGGCTTCCATTGAATGTTCTAACGTCGTCCCAGATTGGGAACCGCTCCAATACTCCGTCTCTCTGTCGCGCCAAGAGACATTTTCTTGCGTAGGGATCAATCTCAACAGCGCATCTGGTGCGCCATCCAAGTTGCGAGCTTCCCAGCAAACCTCCTCCTGCTCCTGCAAAAAGTGCCAACTCATTCATCTGTTCTCCAAAGAAAAACCCCCACAGGACAGAGGGTAGGAGATCGCAGGAAGGTTCTGCGAATGCCTCTGGCTGTGGGGGAAAAAGTTGTCATGGACCTTCTTGTTGCATCAACGCTCACCTCCTACAGCTTACGTTGACAACTGACTTCTAGCTCGGAATCGGTGTTTCGTCCAGCTTGAATTTATCGAAAAACTCGGCTCTGGTTCGGACGTAAAACTGACCGTCTTTGGAGTAGATCACGCAGAGCCGCTTGGTCTCACCAATGCGGAGTTGCGCTTCGGAGATCAACTTAACTACGAGTTCAGGGTTTGTTTTTGAGCGAAATTGCATCTGTTGGGTAGTAGTGGAGCGTTGGATAATTACCGCGAGTCTTGGTATCAATGCGGAACTTCTTGGACTGCACCAAACCAAGCTTGATTGCTCTGCCGAGAACTTGACCGGCAGCGTTTGGACTAATTCCCCATTCATCTGACCATTGATTGGCTGTCTTCCAGCCTTCTGGAACCTCTTCGGCTTGCTTTTGGATAGCAGACCGGAGTTGCTTCAAAAGCTCGGCAGAGTCCATTTCTTTTCGTTTTGCGGCCATTGGTGAAGGTAGAGTTGTGCTGAGTTGTCGGTGTATTCGCCAAAAACTATCCCGTGAGACCAAGCTAGAGTTGATCGTCGTTTGCTCGCGTAATCCATCGCAGGAATGTCCGCAAGCGTTCCAACACAAAAGCCAATCGGATTTGATTGAGTTCGACCAGTTGCTTGACCTGCTCGGTGAGCGTGAGCCACAACGCAGTTACCAAAAGTCTCGGCTGAATCACGCAAGAAGTTCTCACTGTAGAGTATCCCGTGTCCCCATTTAAATCCGCCCAACCGATAGAAGGAGCGATCAAGTCCGTCATTGTATTTGATAAATGTATGACAGTGTTTCTCAATTGGTTTTAGCATTCGTTCCCATACAGCTTCGGCGAATCCTCTTACAACAGCGTTATGGTGATTAAGATATTTCTTAGCGCGTTCATCGTGATTTCCCATTGTGAACACAGTAGGACGTAACTCATTAAGGAACTTTGCTCCTTCTTGAATATCGTCCAGATAATCATCGGCTTGATCCGAGTCGTTTTGGTCTCGGAGTGAACCAGACCGCAATGCGGCAAGATCGTAAGCGTCCCCGAGATGGATTACTTCGTCGGGTTTGAACTTCTCTCGGAACAGCAGCACCGCAGCGAGTGCATCTTGATTGGCTCGGTTTCCATGACTGCAACCAATCGCCATGACTCGACGTTGGCTCTTTGTGATGTTCACAATTGGCAATAATCATAGAATGACGGCTTAATCAAGACACACTCGCGTTGATAATCGTGAGATATGGTTACTTTACCCGCAATTTGCCGTTGCGGACGCTCCAAACCCAATACTCCGACACGTTGTACCGCTGAGACAGTTCTCGCAGTGTGTAAGTGTCATTCGCTTTACGCACCGCATCGACGACCGATTGGTCAATGTGTCTACCAGTTGGACGGCCAAGCTTCGGCTTCAGCTTTCGCTTAGGTCTATCTACCGTCTGGTGAATACCAAGCAGCTTTGAGATGGACTCTTTAGTAAGACCGAGTTTTTGCAGTATGCTCATTTTGGAATAGTTCTGGATGAAATGTGATAACGTGAAAATCAATAACGTGTCTCAGATATGCTCCCCAAGATTTAAAACCGAGTTTTGACGCTTCTCTTTGTAGTGCTGTAAGTGTTTTGTAATCCATCTCGAAAGATGTATTCACTTTGTCTCTGTTACTATCCAGTCGAAGTTGTTCTGCCATGAATCATTTAGTTGGTTATAAGTGTTATTCTTGATCTTCCATGTAGAAGGATCGCGTTTTGATTTAGTGTGACGACAGACTAGTGATATTGTCAGTTGTGATATCTTAGTGTTACGGAGTTGGTGGGATGGATCTAAGTCTGAGAGCTTCATTTCTTCCCCCTCTCCTCCTCCAGAATCTGAAGCATTTGACTCGCAACCTGACCGTCCGATCCGTCCCTAAAGAACGCTGATGCTGCTCGGTGAATGCGGTCCTCCAGTTGCTTGATGCGCTCGGCTCTGTCCTCGTCCAGAACAACGTCCGCAACCAGAACGCTGTGCTTGTTCTTCACGTCCATAAGCTCTTCCTCCAACTGCTTGATCCGATCCTCCCGCTTCCGAACTTCGAGAGCGATTGCGCGGAGTTCGCGTGGATGGTTGCAATCGGGAGACTCCGCTATGAAAAGGATTCGTTGTTCAACGCTCACAGCTTGGCCTCCTTGGCTATGCGTTTTATCTCATCAAAACTGTCCTGCAATATGCCAGTAGCGGCGTAAAACTCGATCTTATACAACGCCTCCTCCATCCGCTTGATGCGCTGGTTCTGTTCTTCCAAGCGCTGGGCAGCTTCGTAGATTGCAGCGTTGGCTACGCCATCGTCTGACTGGATGTCGTTGGCAAGAATGTGCATGGCCTTCACCAGTATTTCGATTGGGGTTCTCACAGCTTGTCCTCCTTGGCTTTGCGCCATCTGTAAATTGGTCCATACTCGCTTGTCCATTGCTCCATCGCATCCCCCGCCTCCTCCAACCGCTTGATGCGCTGCTTCTGTTCCTCCGCACCTTCTCGGAGTTGGAGGTTGGATTTCTTAAGTCGCTCAATCTCGACGTTGGCTGCGTTGAGTTCGCGTTCGAGTTGGCGAGCGAACGGTGCATTGACCCACTGGTTTCCGTCGATGATTACGGTTCGGTTATCTGTGCGCGGTGTATCGCTCACGGCTTGGACTCCTTGGCTTCTAGTGCAGCTCTTGCTGCGATTATCACTGACTGCTCTTCAGGATTCCAGAATCCAGCGTCTCCGCTATCTGCCAGATGAACGATCCATTTTACGGTTCCTTCAAGAGCCTCCTCCAGCCGCTTGATGCGGTCGTTGGCTGCGTTGAGTTCGCGTTCGAGTTGGCAACCAGTTTGCCAAATGGCTCCGTCATCATATGCTGATGCGTCCATCCTCGGCGTATCGACCATTTTGTTGGTGTCACCAAGATGGTTGCTCATTTGCACTCCTTCCATTTGAACTGAGGTTTACCGCTCTTGTCGGCCACCCACTCTGCATGGCCAGCAGCGACTGCTTCACGCTGTTGTACGTCTCTTTGTGCCTCACCTCCGATGAATCCACCCAAGATGATTGATCCAATTATCAGTCCA